CCTCATCTGATTACAAGTAATCTACAGGCCATCCGACCCGATCGCGACCCCTAGTGGACAGTTTGAGAAAGTGGCACAAGTGGCGGGGATCCGCCCAGAAATGCCCTATATTTCTATCAGTCAAGCGGTTCCGACCCATGCTCAAGTTCTCCAAGGGTAACGCCAAACTAGGCAAGCAGACCCTGATCTTCAACCTGCCTGCAGGCAAGACCTGCCCAGGCGCCTCCCTTTGCAAGGCGTTCGCCGTTAAGGGCGCTGACGGTCGCACAAAGGTCCAGGACGGTTCTGAGACGGTGTTTCGGTGCTTTGCCGCCAGTTCTGAGGCGCAGTATCCTGCGACCTTTGCCGCCCGTGCTGAGAACCTTGAAACTATTGTGCAGGCGCTGCAGGATGGCGGCGTTGATGCTGCCGCCGATCTTATAAACAATGGCATTCAAACTAACCGCACAAAGCATACTAAACTGGTCAGAATTCATGAGTCTGGTGACTTCTTTAACCTTGCCTATTTGATCGCTTGGGTTAAAGTTGCAGAGCAGAATCCTGACCTTAAGTTCTATTGCTACAGTAAGTCTCTCAATCTCTTTATAGATCGCGCCTGGAATCATCGCGCATTCCCTACTAATTTCTACCTAACTGCATCTTATGGGGGTAAGTTCGATCACCTGATTGATGAGGGATTCTTTACCCGTTACAGCAAAGTAGTGATGAATGATAAAGAAGCAGAGGATCTTGGGTTGGAAGTTGATCACGACGACTCTCACTGTTTCGGTAACAAACCCTTTGCACTTCTTGTGCATGGCACTCAACCTAAGGGATCAATCGCTGCCGCTAAGTTAAAAGAACGCAAGGCACAAGGTGCCTTCGGAGGTTATAACTCTAAGCGTAAATTAGCAGTCGCTTGATTGTTAATTAGTCGTCCTCAACTTCGTGTATTCTTCACTCAAAACCATGGCAATCTTCACTCAAGAACCTCAAGCAACTGGCAATCTCTTCTGGATTGTTTATACTTCTCCCTATAAAGAAGGGTATCGTTACCAATCTTTTGAGACTAAAGAAGAAGCAGATAGGATGATAGAATTCTATGCAACTTGTGGGACCTCCGCTACACTTATGGGGTGAACAGTTAGTATAAAGAACCTCTGAAATGTTGCTGACGAAGGTGTATGCCAGACAGCAGTATTTCGGGGGTTTTTATATGTTTTGCCGTGGGTAAAGCGATCCCCGTATATAAAAACCCCTAACTACCCTAATCTATAACGAGCCAAAAACGAGAGAGTGATTTCGATTCCTTTGATTTTAAAAAATCCCCGCGGCCAAAAAAATCGCCCAGGGTCGCATAAATATCTGTAGGGCACCTTATAAGGGAAATGAGAGAGATTGTCGAGTACCTACTAGAGGAAGGAATCGCTGAAGATTATGAGAGTGCGGTTGTCATTGAGATGAATCTCGGTGATAAGATGCGGTGTATGATTCAGAGAAATCTAAGTCTTCGCCCTGCGAAGTGTGTAGATGAACCTGAATGTGGACCGATGGTCTTAAAGATCAAGAGATGTAAGATGGAAGGTTCAGAGGGTGGTAGTCCTTATAGGGAATGGAAACCGAAACCAGAAGATAAGAAGAAACCAACAAAACCAGAAGAGGGGTTTGATGAGTTTCGTAAACGCTGGGGGATTAAAAGTGTATGAGTTATTCTATCATTGGTAAGAAGAGCAAGGGCGTGGAAGTAGTATTTTTAAGTGATCTAAGTTATGAGCAAGCGAATCAGAATCTTACGATGATCAAACAGATGATACAAGCAGGGATTAATACGCAATATACAGAGGAAGATTTTAGGATAGAGAACGATGGTTGAGACAAGATTTCATATTTACAAAAAAGGCGCGATTTTAAATGCAGACAAGGTAGTAGGAGTCATGGAATCTGTAGATGAAATTATTAATAAATTAAGAAACAACGAAATCTCACTAGATACGCATGAAATTGAGCAACTTGACTGTGAGGATTGTGACGGATCGTATTGACATTGTGATATATAAGTGGTAAGATGGATTGAGAGACGACGGTCTCTGAATACCTACATTCATTTCTATAGAATTCATGGCAAAAGGTTTTAAGATTGTTACAACTCCTCCGAAAGATAATTCGGAAGAGTTTGATATTGCAGCAGCGAAAGAGATGGTGAAAGGCAAGAGTATTGTCTTTTGTATGCCTGGGCGTGGATGTTCTTATATTTTCTTGAAGAACTTCGTGCAACTCTGTTTTGATCTGGTACAGGCGGGAGCGAGCATTCAGATTTCTCAGGATTATTCCTCGATGGTGAACTTTGCTCGTTGTAAGTGTTTGGGTGCTAATGTTCTTCGTGGACCCAATCAGAAACCTTGGGACGGCAAACTCGAATACGATTATCAACTTTGGATCGACTCTGATATTGTTTTTAACTCGGAGTCCTTCTGGCGGGTTCTCTCGATGGATAAGGATATTGCCTGCGGGTGGTATGTTACTGAGGACGGGAGTACGACCTCGGTTGCCCATTGGTTGGAAGAAGACGACTTTAAGAGCAATGGTGGCGTGATGAACCATGAGACCATTGACACGATCACTAAGCGTCGTAAACCCTTCACTGTGGACTACACTGGTTTTGGTTGGACCCTGATCAAGAAGGGCGTTTTTGAATCCCTTGAGTATCCCTGGTTTGCTCCTAAGATGCAAGTGTTTGACTCTGGTGAAGTTCAGGACATGTGTGGTGAAGACGTGTCGTTCTGTTTGGATGCCAAAGAGAAAGGTTACGAGATTTGGTGTGATCCCGTTATCCGTGTTGGTCACGAGAAGACTCGTATCCTCTGATGCAGAAACTGTATTATGATTTTGGTTATGCTAGTCGTGCAGATCCCCTATGGGATTTGTCTTACGAATTAGAACCGCAGAAGTTTCCATTTCGTTCTGAACGGGTTGCGAAATGTCCTGCGTCTATTGCATCGTATCAGCATACATTTATTGCACGTTCATCGATTGATTGTGACGTGTACTTTGACAAACCAAATAAGACCATGCATAGTCCCACATTAGGGCAGTATGGTTTTGACTGGGTGTTTACTTGTGATGACCTTGATCGCTTAGATGAGGTTGATGTCATCACAATGCAGATCAATTCACCAAAGTATATGTTCTGGACACCCCGTTTGGCACATAAGAAGAACATACAGATTTGGTTACATGATGTTCCTCAACAATACCTAACGGAATATCGTAACTGGTATGTCATTCAAGGGATGTTACCAAAGAACTTCATTCATCGTGAAGTCAATGGTGCCATTGCATTAAAACCAGGAGAGAATCATTTTTCATTAAAACGTGGTGAACCTCTATATGCGATCACCATCTTTTGTGATGAAAAGGTCAAACTAAAAAGAAAAGAAGTACCACAAGAGATTTGGGATAATCAACGTCGCAAATCACTCATGAAAATGTTCTGTCCGTATACATATTCTAAGAAGATATATGAAAGATTTCTATAATGGACAAATATAACATTTTCATCTTTGGAGAACTAGTACATGATGCGGTGGACGAAGAGACAATGCAAGATATTGTAGATGACCTTGCCCACCAGTATTATCAAGAGGGTACTCCACATCCCGACGAAATTGTGGTAGAATACGCAGGTAACGACACAGAGGACTGATTATGGCAAAAACATTGAGCGGCTCAAAGAAAAAAATTGAGTCCAAACCCAAACTCACCCGTCAAGGTCGTAGCAAGAATACTAAATATGCTGCAACCTCCCGTAACAAAGCACGTAAAATGTATCGAGGACAAGGCAAATGAGCAAATCTCCCTGGCGTTCATTTAAGACCAAAGGCGGCGGTTCCAGTCTCAGGCAGGACAAGCGTTACAGCACTGGTAACAACCGTTCTGCAGCACAAAAGAGAGCATCCTCCACTCGTAAAAAGAAGTAGTCATCAAGCGTCTGAGAAACCCTCAGGCGCTTTTTTCATAAATACATCGCGTATACCTGTAGATCCCTATGGACAACCAAGACCAGAAGATGCTACGTGAAGTTGTGGGAGACCACATCAATGACTTGAAAAGGCAAACAACTCTTCATGAGCAAATTCGTAATGATGAAGATTATGATGATTGGGAATACGGCACCGAACCATCCTTCGGAAAAGACCAATAAATAAACAATAAAGACTAGGTAATAAAGTGCCTCTCCAGAAAATATCCAGAGGTTTTAAAGACATATCGTTGTCTTTCAAACGTCATCCAGTTACAAACGATATTTTACCCCTAAAGAATGAGGATGCTATCAAGCGTTCTGTACAAAATCTTGTACGAACTACGGTTGGGGAGGTCTTTTTTAATAGATTGATTGGGACAAACCTTAATGATGCACTGTTTGAGATAGCAGATTCGGCATTTCTTGACCCAATTCAGACACAGATTGAAACTACGATTGAAAACTTTGAACCAAGGGTCAGATTAACTGATGTTTTACTTGATGTTAGACCCGATGAGAACGCTTTGAGTGTTACCGTAAAGTATGATATTGTTGGATTGGAGTTTCCTGCACAGATTATTACGTTCGTACTACAACCAACTAGACTATAATGACCTTTACACAGTTCACGAATCTAAATTTTGAGGACATTAAGGCGTCTATCAAGGACTATTTGAGGTCTAATAGTAATTTTACGGACTTTGACTTTGAAGGTTCTAACCTTTCTGTCATTATCAACACTCTAGCGTACAATACTTACCTGACTGCGTTCAATACGAACATGGCAGTCAATGAATCTTTCATTGATACAGCGACTCTAAGGGAAAATATTGTATCATTGGCGCGTAATATTGGGTATGTGCCCCGCTCAAAGCGTGCTGCAATCGCAAATATTAACCTTTCTATTGCAGGTATCTCTTCTAATACCTCTTTGGTGGCAATTCAACCAGGAATTGTGGCGCTTGGTAACGCCTCCGACGCCAATTACGTATTTTCTGTCCCTGAAGAGATCACAATTAGCGCAAGTAATGGTACTGCCTTGGGTAGTTTGAACATTTACCAAGGTAATTTCATTACTCAAAACTTTGTTGTAGACACTTCGCAACCAAATCAGCGTTTTGTACTACCAAATGCTAATATTGACACCTCTACAATCCGCGTAAAAGTCAAAGATACTCAAGCAAGTACGACTTCTACCTCTTTTAGACTGGTTGATAACATTATTGGCATCAATTCTACGTCAAATACATACCTAATTCAAGAAACAACCGACGAAAAGTACGAACTTTTGTTCGGTGATGGTGTTTTTGGCAAGAAATTGCAGAATAATAACTATGTGACAGTTAGTTACATTGTCACAAACGGAAAAGAATCGAACGGAGTTAGTAATTTTACTTTCTCTGGCATCATTAATGACCAAGATGGGGCAGCAATTACGTCATTTGTCGCTACTCCTACTGCAGTAACACCCGCATCTAACGGCGATGACATCGAGTCTGTGTCATCTATCAAGACTTATGCTCCAAGACTCTATTCCTCGCAGTACAGAGCGGTCACAGCGTCCGATTATGAGGCGATTCTGCCTACATTGTACCCAAATATCGACTCTGTTACTGCTTATGGCGGAGAAGAACTAGATCCTCCCCAATATGGGCGCGTATTTTTGGCAGTAAAACCCAGAAACGGCACATTTTTGTCAAAATCGACCAAGGATAGTATCGTTCAGAGTCTAAAAAGTTACTCTGTTGCAGGGATTGTACCTCAACTCATCGATATTAAGTATTTGTATGTAGAACTTGACTCTTATGTTTACTACGATCCCAACTATACGGGTGATGTGGACACTCTAAAGAGTAATATTAACTACTCTTTGAGTCAATATGCGTCTAGTAATGAAGTGAATAGGTTTGGTGGTCGTTTTAGATATAGTAAGACGATCGGTCTCATTGATGATGTCTCCACATCGATTACTTCTAACATTACACACGTTAAGATTAGAAGGAATATGGTAGCAGCAATTGCTCAAAATGCTGCTTATGAACTATGTTTTGACAATGAATTCTACAGGCAGAAACCAAGACATAACATTAAGTCTTCTGGTTTCACGATTGCTGAGTTCCCCAACGATACTGTTTATATTAGTGATTCTATCGTTCCTAACAATATTAGTGCAACACTAACTACGCAAGGTGCTCTTGCGGCATCTGCCCCCGTTCAGCAAGGCGTAAAAACTGGAGCATTGTTCCTATTTAAAATTCTGAATGGTGAAATGGTGATTATGATTAACAATATTGGTTCCGTTAATTATGAAAAAGGTGAGATCCTTTTGAACACGTTAAATATAATCAGCACCGCTAAACCAAACAACGTCATTGAAGTTGAAGCAGTTCCACTTTCTAATGATGTTGTTGCCAGAAAAGAATTGTATCTTCAACTGGATATTGCAAATAGCAACATCTATATGAGAAAAGATTTGATTGCATCTGGTGCAAATGTATCTGGCACTACTTTTGAGTCCCAATCCAGTTATTCTAACGGAACGATAGTAAGATAAGAGATGATCGACACCTCCATCAACAGAGTTCAAGTCAATGAAGTAATTGATAATCAGATTCCTGATTTTATCGTAAACGATAATCCTGAATTTGTCGATTTCATGCGTCAATATTACATCTCTCAGGAATTCCAGGGGGGTGTAATTGATATTGCCGAGAGTCTGCAGGATTATAAAAATCTAGACTTTCTAAACAATGTCAATTTAACAAAATCTACAAATCTTTCATCATCTGACTTGGGACAGTTTGATGATGTAGTGTATGTTGACTCTACTGATGGTTGGCCTCAGAAATATGGTCTACTGAAGATTGGTGACGAGATTATTACGTACACGGGGATTACTACAAACTCGTTTACTGGATGTGTCCGTGGTTTTAGTGGTATTTCTAACTACCACAAGACTAACGATCCCCAATCTCTAGTATTTTCTGAAACTTTAGCATCTTTTCACGCTGGATTAAGCACTGTAACTAATCTAAGCAGTCTTTTCCTGCAAGAGTTTTTTAAAAAGACTAAAGAACTCTTTTCTCCTGGGTTTGAAGACAGAGATTTTAATGAGAATGTTAGCAGATCTAACTTTATTCGTCAAGTAAAGGACTTTTATCGCACAAAAGGTACAGAAGAAGCGTTCAGAATCCTTTTCCGCGTACTTTACAACGAAGATGCGTCTATAATTAGACCACAGGATTTTCTTTTTAGACCATCTGAAGCAAAATGGGATAAGAAGACCGTTCTTATCGCAAGATCTGACAATGATGCAGGTATCACAACGGCAACTCTGATCGGTAAGTCCATTACACAGAGTTCTACAGGCGCATCTTGCCCAATTTCTGCATTTGACTCTGTTAGAATTCCTAATGGACCAATTTATTATAAGATCTTTACAAATGAAGAGAATATTGAAGGGATCTTTGTTCAGAACGGCATAACAAGGGTTACTAGTCCTGTTGCAGTTGGTGCAACTGTCATCACAGTTGATTCTACTGTTGGTTTTAGTACTTCTGGATCAATTCTACTCAATACTGAAGAAGTAACTTATACCTCAAAGAGTTATAACCAGTTTTTTGGGTGTTCTGGAATTACAACAACATCTGATGCAACTGCGGAAATATTTTCCTTTGACAGTCTGACTGTTGATGATGGTGTAAGTGTTCAAAAGTTTAGATTGACTGGTGTTCTTGACCAGTTCTATTCTGATGCGGATGCTCAGAAGAAAGGAGATACATTTGGAGTTAAGGGGTTTGGTTCTAACGAAAAAGGATTACATTTCACTTCTTGGCTTGAAAATATCCCCACTAGAAGTAATGTAGATAGAGTTGTAAGTCTTGGATCGAATCAATATCGACTGGAGTGTAGTTCTGATCACTTCTTGATGATTGGAGATAAGATTCTTGTTATTGATAGCAGTACAGGCGCAGAACTTGAATTTACTGTTTCTGGTAATGGTGGTCCCACAACTACTACTGTTATTGGCGGTTCTGTACTAGACGCTACTGGTGTTACCAAGTATTACATCAGAAGAAAGATTAAGTTTGCATTCAGTAGTGCAAACGGTTATTTGAATCAATACACTACTAATATCCAAGACATTTACAACACAAAAAATGATGTATATGTCGCTACTACAGGTCTACCAAGTTATGATATCACAGTAACAAAGAGAGTAAGAACTTTCAATAACTCTGGTGTGACTGGAATTAGTGCCCAGATTTCTTTGACTAACCACGGGTTCTTTGATGGTGATGAAGTTGTTTATTCGCCATCTGATACAACAAAAGGTGCTGCTGGTCTTGAAACGGGTAGATCTTATGTTGTAAAGAAGGTTAATGGTGATAACCTGTATCTTGCCATTTCCCCATCTGCGGCACGAAAGGGTCAGTATGTTAATGTTTATGGTGAAGTAGACGCTTCATCTTTAGGGGCAAGAAATTATAAGTTGACTCCTAAGGAATTCTACGGTAAGGGTATTCAACCACAACATCAAATTAAGAGTTTCCCCAAAAAACAAACATTTGGATCTGAAAGACAAGAGTTTATTCAGGGCGATAGTGTTGGTCTGTTTTTGAACGGCATCGAAATTTCTACGCCAAAATCTGATAACAAAGTCTACTACGGACCAATCACAAAAGTCAATGTACTGAATGGTGGATCTGATTATGGCATCCACGATAGACCTAGACTTTCTGTAACCCAAACTGGTCATACTGGTCTTGGTGCATCCATCATCCCACACGTCCTTGGAAGCATCTCTGAACTGCGTGTTTTAACTCCAGGTGTAGATTATCTAGAAGTGCCCAAACTAACGCTTCAGGGCGGCAATGGTAAGGGTTTCATTGGCGATGTACGAATGAAGTCCGTACATAAAAAAATCACCTTTGACTCTACTTCTACTGGTGGTGTTGTTAATACTGCTACAGATACATTTACCTTCCCCGAAACCCACGAGTTCAAGAATTACGAGAAAATCGTATATAATTCTCTGGGCAATAAACAGATCGGTATTGGTACTGCTGAGCAGTTAGTTAGTGGTGCTACTTATTACGTCATTAAAGAGAACGACTACAGTATCAAACTTGCGGCATCTTTGGCAGATGCTCAATTGGGTACTAACTTTATTGGCATCACAACAAACGGTATTGGTGACCATACTTTTGAAACAGTTGCTACTAGAAATGTAGTTGACAGCATCGTTGTTGTGAATGGTGGTTCTGGATATGCAAACCACGAAGTTACCTTTGGACCAGTAGGCGTTAATACTTTTACTAATACAATTAAAATCCAAGATCACGGATATCAAAATAGTGATATCGTAAACTATACTTCTAAGGGTGCTGCTATTAGTGGTCTATCCACTACCGTTGATTATTATATTAAAATAGTAGATAAAGATAACCTCAGGTTGTCAATTTCGACAGATCTTTCTACAACCGTAGATCTAGTATCCGTTGGTGTTGGTACTCATCACCTCTATCACCCACCAATTGTTGCGACACTTAAGGGTAGACAGGGCATTACAACCGCCAATGCAACTGTAGAAGTTTTGGCATCTGGTAAGATTGTTGGAACTCATGTTGTATATGGTCAGGAAGGATCTGGTTGGGGTTCTCTAATTATTGATGACTATTATAGACCAGAAGTGAATGTTGTGACTGGTGAGAATGCCGTTCTCAGACCAGTGATCAATAATGGACGCATCACTAGTGTTAACGTTGCTAATGGCGGTAAAAATTACTTCTCTACAACCGTTATTACAGTTACTGGTATCGGTACTGGAGCAGAGATCGTTCCCACCATTGAGAATGGCGTTATAACCGCCGCTACGGTCGCTAAAACGGGTATTGGGTACTCTACCCTTGGAACTGCACTTAGCGCCTCTGTGAGGGGTTCTGGGGCGGTTTTCTTGACTGATTTGGAAGAGTGGAGTATCAACCCCGTCAGCAAGAATTATGATTATACTTCTACCGATGATCTTTTCCCAGTTGGCGAAAGAGTAGA